CGGAGTTGGATATCAATACGATTCTGCGGCGTTTCAACGTCACAGGATCGGCGCCATTGTCTCAGCAGGCGCCGATTTATGGTGATTTTACGGGCATCCTCGATTGGGAGGATGCGGTGGCAAAGGTGGCGAAGGCTCAGGAGGATTTTATGAGGTTGCCTCCGGAGCTCCGGGAGCGTTTTAGGAACGATCCGGGTGAGTTAATAGAGTATGCGAAGTCGCATACGTTCCAAGAGTATCTGGAGGAGAGCGAGCGTTTGAGCGCGGAGCGAAAAGCGGCGGAAGCCGCGTGGGCGAAGCCCGTGGTTGTTCCGCCTGTTGTTGGTGATGAACCGGCGTAGGGGAGCAACTTGTTGCGACCCGGAGGCCGGTTGATGTTGTACTCAGTTCGTTGGATTAGTTCTGAGGGCTTGACTTTTTCGCGTGCGTGCATTAGTATTGCGCGCGTGCGTTATGGTTTGTCCCCTCAGTTTGTGGAGGCTGTGATGGCCGATGTTAAAAGCGGTAGCGTGATGGCGGAAGTGGATGCGGCTCTGAATGCCGCAGTGGCGGCTGTGGAGGATGCTAAGGCGGCGCTGCGGCGCGCTCAGGCGTCTGAGCGTCAGCTTCGAGCTGCTCGGGGCCGAGCGGCAGCCGGTGGTGATCCCAGGCAGCTTGCGTTGCCGTAGGGTGTGCACACATGATGTCTTGGTATATGTGTGCCAGGTGGTCCCAAGGTAGGGGGGAGCGAGGGCGCGGCCCCTCTTTGGATGTCCCGACTGAAAGGAGGGTGTGTTTGTGAGAAGGCCGGTGAATAAGTCTCGGTCTGCGCGGTCGTTTGTGAAGTCCGCGCGGAAAACGCAGGTGCTGAACGTGAAGCAGCCGGGACGTGGTGGATTTCGTCTGTAGATGAGTTGCTTCGCTCCGTTGCCGGCGTATAGGGATGGGGGGGTCGTCCGTATTGGGCGGCCCCCCTCGTTGTTACGGGTAGATGGTGAGATGTGGTTGCCGTGCGGTAAGTGTATCGGTTGCAAGTTGGATAGAGCTCGTGCGTGGTCTATCCGTCTTATGCACGAGGCACAGTGTCATGATGAAAAGTATTTTGTTACGTTTGACTACGATCCTGATAAACCGGGTTCCCCGGAGGCGTCTGGGAATTGGTCATTGCAATATTCACATTTCCAGCTTTTTATGCGAAGGTTGCGGAAGGCACCTAGTCAGCGTGCAGCAGCGGTTCGCTATTTTGTCTCTGGCGAGTACGGTCGGTTGCGAGGTCGACCCCACTGGCATGCTTGCATGTTCGGGCTGCGGTTGGATGATCGGCAACGTATGGCGAACGGAAAGTTCTATTCCGATTCGCTGGAGTCGTGTTGGACGCACGGTCGTTGTGATATCGGAGAAGTAACCGCGAATTCGGCGGCGTACTGTGCCGGTTATACGCTAAATAAGGCGTACGGGCGCGATTCGTACGATATTGTTAATAAGGATACCGGTGAAGTGATAGAGCGAACAGCGCCGTTCGTTCGGATGTCGTTAAAGCCGGGTATCGGCTCTCATTGGTATGATCGGTATAAGTCCGATCTGTTCTCGTTCGATATGGCTATTCAGGATGGGAAGAAGTATAAGGTGCCTGGATATTACTGGCGGAAGTTTAAGGCGAGCGAAGATCCTTTAACTGTTGAGGAGATCGAAACGGGTAGGTTCCTGCGGGCTCAGGAAGTGGGGCCCGAGGAGAGTTCAGAGGCTCGTCGTCAGGTGCGTGAGGTGGTAGCAGAAGCGAAGTTGAGGTTTTATGGTGAACGGAATCATTAGGTTGAGGTGTCGGCAGTGTGATCGGTATGAGACAATGGGATGGGGCAATGCGTGCCCATGCGTCCATGTGGACGGTCGCTGTATGACTCCGGAGAGGGAAATGTTTAAAGTGTACTCTATTTACGATCAGAAGCTGCAAGAGTTTGGGCAGCTCGCGGTGTCAAGGAACGATGAGGCGATGCGTCGTGCTGTGCTCGACGGTGTGAGGGGTAGTAACTCGATGATAGAGAAGTATCCATCGGACTACGTGTTGTATCGGGTAGGCGAGTTTGATCAGGGAACGGGTTTCCTGTGTGGTTTCACGACGCCTCCGGTGTTGGTGTGTAATATCGCGGATCTGATGGGTGCGGCTGGGCCGCAGGTGGTGCGCGATGCCGGAGCGTAAGGTTGATATCTCGCACTATGCGATGACGCCGCGGAACGATGTTCCGCGAAGTGCATTCGACACAAAGTACAGTTTCCTGTTGAATTTCAACGGGGGAGCGTTGGTTCCGTTTTACGTGACGGAGATTTTGCCGGGGGATGCGCTACGTGTGAGCGTGGATATTTTTGCTCGTATGGCTACGATGGTGGTGCCTCCGCTGGATGATATCTACCTCGATACGTTCTATTTCTTTGTGCCCAATAGGATCCTGTGGAATCATTGGGAACGTTTTATGGGTCAACAGGAGGGTCCGGCGGATACGACGGCGTTCTTGGTGCCGTACATCACGATTGATAGTACGGTTGCGTTGGCAGCTCCGGATATTTACAACTGCATGGGTTTGGTGAATCCGGTGGCAGGTCAGACGTATCAGGTTAACGCTTTGCCTTTCCGGGCGTATAATCGTATTTGGAATGAGTGGTTCCGCGATCAGGACTTGGACGCGGAAGTGGCGAACAATGAGGGTGATGGTCCTGACGCGGTTGCGGACTATTCATTGTTGATCCGTCGTCGTCGTCCGGATTACTTCACGACGTCGAGGCCGTGGCCTCAGAAGCCGTCGCAGTCTGCGTTGACACCGTCTAATCCGGTGCTTTTGCCCGGTGTGGATATGGGTACGGTGTCGTTGGGTGGTACGCCTGGGTTGAGTGCTGGAGCTCCGGTGACGGGTATCGGTGTTACAGCGTTGGGAGCTGCAGCCGGGCCGGTGAACATGATTGAGTCCGGTAATCGGACGGTGAACTGGCCCGACAAGTATTACTCGGATGCAGGTCATGATATCAGGTTGCGGGCTCAGTCAAACGATTATCCAGACGTGCGTGTGTTGATTTCGGATATTCGTACGGCGAATCAGGTTCAGTTGTTCATGGAGCGTAACGCGCGAGGAGGTTCCCGTTATGCCGAGCTCGTCCGGGCGCATTTCGGAGTTGTATCGCCGGACGCTCGTTTGCAGCGGCCGGAGTATCTTGGTGGTGGACACGGTAATGTCTTGGTTTCACCCGTTGCCCAGACGTCTGAAACGTCGGGTGCGAATTATTTAGGTGAACAGGCAGGGATAGGTACGGCGACAGCGAACAATCATGGATTTAGCGCGACGTTTACAGAGCACGGGTTTGTGCTCGGGTTGGTGAATGTGCGGACGCCGATGGCATACGAGAAGGGTATTCATCGGATGTGGTTCCGTCGTACGGTGTTTGATCATTACTTTCCTGCCTGGGCTCATTTGGCGGAGCAGCCGGTATTACGTCGTGAGATTTGGGCAGACGGTAACGCTGCGGACGAAACGACGATTTGGGGATATCAGGAGCGGTGGGCGGAGTACAAGACGCGTTACAGTATTACGCGCGGACAGTTTGCGGGTACGGGTGCTCTAAACATTTGGCATTTCACGCCGTATTTTGCGGCGGCGCCGGCTTTGAATAGTACGTTTATGGCAGATGATCCGCCGTTGGATCGTGTGTTGCAGGTTCCGGCGTATGGGGCTGAGGTGTTGTTCAATGCTCTGATTAAGGAGCGTTGGGTGAGGTGCATGCCCATGTATTCGATACCGGGCCTGGGAGGCCGGTTCTGATGGGGAGTAAGTATGACTCGACGCTGGGGTCGGAGGCACCTTGGGTGCAGCGAGCTCGTCGAGGGTTCCCCTTGGGGTTAGGGGGGATGACGGGATTCATAACGAATCCCGCAGTTGGTGCTATTGCTGGTGTCGCGGGTTCGGTGTTGCAGAACGTTTGGTCGGCTCGTAGAGCCGATACGGCTCACCAGCGTGAGGTCAAGGATCTTTTGGCTGCAGGATTGAATCCTGCGCTTTCCGCGACCGGAGGTCGCGGGTCTGAGGTAGGTCCGATGCAGAATCCTATGGAAGGTGTGAGCTCGGCGTTAGGTGTTCAGCGTCAGAAGGCTGAGATACAGCTGATTCGTGCTCAAACGAAAGCGACGTTGTCGCAGAGTGCTGAGTCGATGACCCGTGTGGGTCAGATTACGACGAAGACTCCGGTGGAAGTGGATCAGATTATAGCGAATACTGGTTTAGCTAATGCGAATAGGGAGCAGCTGGAGAAGTTGCGTGATGCAACGTTGGAGCGTATTAAAGCAGAGGTTACGTCGTTGGTGGCTTCTGCGAAGCGTACGGATGCATTGGCAGCGTTGGATAAGTTGGATATTACGCGGGCTGAGAATATAGCGAAGTTTGAGGCCCGCATGGGTGAGATGACGCCAGCGTTGCGTATGTCTTTTGAGTTTTTGCGGGCGATAGCTACGATTATGAATCAGCCGACGAGGAGGTAGGTTATGATGCCGTTAGAGAAGCGTGCAGAGTGGGCGGAAGCCCATGCGTCACCGGTGAGCTCGGTGACGATGACGCAGCAGCAGTTCGCGCAGGAGTTGGATATCAATAGTATTATGCGGCGCTTTCAGGTGACTGGGATGGCGCCGCTAGGGGTCCCCGGTGGAGTGTATGGTGATTTCACGGGGATCGAAGACTGGGAGTCTGCAGTTGCGAAGGTTGAGAAGGCGACGGCGGATTTCATGAAGTTGCCGCCGGAGCTGCGTGAGCAGTTTGGTAACAGCCCGGGAGGGCTGATTGCGTATGCGAGGTCGCATACGTATGAGGAGTATCTGGAGGATGCGGACGCGATAGCGGATCGCTTGGAAGCTCGCATTGCGAGCGTTGCGGCCGAGAAGGCCGCTGCTTTAGGTAATGCTGCTCCGTAGGGAGCAGCTGGTCTGCGACCGGTAGGAGCGGCTCGGGGGCCCCAGCTGGGGCCCCCGTATTTTTGTTATCCATCTCGTGGGTCACGACGTGATTGATCCCATTCTAGATCTGGATCCTCGATGTCGAGCTGGTTAGGATCAGTGTTGCGCGTGCGTGCATTTTGTGCGCGCGTGTGGATTATATCCCACAGCTCATCTTTGACTTCGAGTTGCCAGTAATTGTATGGAAATTTGGGATCTGGGATGATGTCCTCGATGTCTAAGTCAGGGACTTTTTCTGCCAGGATGTGGCAGAGCATGGATACTGCGGTACGGAGTTCTCCCTTTGTCATGATAGCTCTCCTGTAGGAGTTGGAGGTTTCCACGAAAGTGGAATTTAGGCCGAATGGCCGTTTTACGCAAGGATCTTGCGTGGGGCGCCAGCTGGCGCCCGCGGGCACACGTTACGTCTTGGTAATAGTGTGCTAGGTGGTCCCGAGGAGGAGGAGCTTGACTCCTGTCCTCCTGGGTGTTAAGTATGGGCCGAGCGGAGTGATCCTTGAGCTAGGAGGTGTTATGCGCAGGCCGGTTAATAAGGCGCGAAGCGCCAGGTCGTTCCGGAAGCAGAGCCGTAAGACGAATGGTTATAATGTGCGGGTTCCGGGACGTGGTGGTTTTCGGTTGTAGGTATGGCGTGCTATAGGCCGTTGATCGGTTATCGTGACCGGATCAGTAAGGTTTTTAAGTTTGGCGATCAAGCCAGTCGGACTGGCGATCGGATGGAGTTGCCATGTGGTCGATGTGTAGGATGCAAGCTGTCGCGAGCTCGGGAGTGGTCCATCAGGATGGGGCACGAGGCCCAGTTGTTTCAGTCAAATTATTGTGTCACGTTTGATTTTGACCCGGCGGACTCAGCGAGTCCGGAATCACGGGGCGATTGGTCATTGCGATATAGTGATTTTCAGAAGTTCATGCGAAGGCTTAGGAAG